ACTGGAAGGAATTCACAAATAATCAAATAATAAATATGGCAGAGTCTGGCATTAAAAGTTATTTCCCGAGTCAAACAGTTAGTGATGCTGAGAAGCTAAGCTATGACTATGGTTTGAAAGTAGGTAAAGCAATAGAGCAAGAGTGGTTTAACAATGATAGAGGTGTTAATAGACATATTTCTAACAAAAACAACTTTCACGAACTAAGGTTGTACGCTAGAGGCGAGCAGTCTATACAAAAATATAAGGATGAATTGTCTATAAACGGGGATTTGTCCTATCTTAATTTAGATTGGAAACCAGTGCCCATTATATCTAAGTTTGTTGATATAGTTGTTAATGGTATGTCTGATAGATTATATGATATAAAGGCGTATTCTCAAGATCCTTTTGGTTTAAAGGAAAGGACAGAATACGGTAGAGCTATAATGTCTGATATTAAAATGAAAGGTTTTAACGAGTTTGCAGCTCAGTTTGGAATGGACTTAACAGAGAGCAATATTGATGATCTACCTGAAAGCGTTGAAGAGGGNGAGTTATACATGCAGTTGAGTTANAAGCAGGCTGTGGAGATAGCAGAAGAGCAAGCGTTAAACGTTTTATTCGAAGGTAATAATTATGACTTAATAAAAAAGAGATTTTATTACGATTTAACGGTTTTAGGTTTAGGTGCTGTTAAAACAAACTTTAACACATCAGAAGGAGTTACTATAGATTATGTTGATCCAGCTAACTTAGTGTACTCACATACCGACTCCCCTTACTTTGATGATATTTATTATGTTGGGGAAGTAAAAACAATNCCNGTTAACGAGTTNGCAAAACAATTCCCTCATTTAACCGAGAGTGATCTTGAGGATATAATGAAAAATAAACCTTACAATAGATCTAACTACAATTCTAGACACAGTTACGACAAGGAAGATACTAACACCATTCAAGTTCTATATTTTAACTACAAAACTTATATGAATGAGGTTTATAAAGTTAAACAAATGGCTACGGGTGCCGATAAAATTATACCTAAAAACGACTCGTTTAACCCGCCAGAAGAAAAAGAAGGGGTATACAGTAGAATGTTAAGATCAATAGAGTGTCTGTATGAAGGGGCTATGATTTTAGGTACGGAAAAATTACTCAAATGGGAAATGGCAAGTAATATGATGCGTCCTAAAAGTGATTTTACTAAAGTTAAAATGAACTACGCTATTGTTGCACCTAGAATGTATAACGGTAAAATTGATTCATTAGTGAAGCGTATAACTGGCTTTGCTGACATGATTCAATTAACACACTTGAAGCTACAACAAGTTATGTCAAGAATGGTACCTGACGGTGTTTACTTAGATGCCGATGGTTTAGCTGAGGTTGATCTAGGTAATGGAACAAACTACAATCCACANGAAGCTTTAAACATGTTCTTCCAAACAGGATCTGTTATTGGTAGATCATTTACTTCTGAGGGCGATATGAATCCAGGTAAAATACCTATCCAAGAAATAACATCAGGTTCTGGTGGAAATAAAATGCAGGCTCTTATAGGTAATTATAACTACTACTTACAAATGATAAGAGATGTAACCGGTCTTAACGAAGCTAGAGATGGTAGTACACCAGATGCAAATGCTTTGGTTGGGGTTCAAAAATTAGCGGCTGCAAACTCTAATACAGCTACTAAACATATATTACAAGCGGGCTTGTTTTTAACAGCTGAAACAGCAGAGTGTTTATCTCTTAGAATATCTGATATAATTGAATATTCACCAACTAAAGACGCTTTTATACAAGCTATAGGTACGCATAACGTGGCAACGCTAGAAGAGATAAAAAATCTACATTTATATGACTTTGGTATATTTATTGATTTAACACCTGACGAGGAAGAGAAAGCTAAGTTAGAAAATAATATTCAAATGGCTTTACAGCAAAAGCTTATAAACCTTGAAGATGCAATAGATCTTAGAGAGATTAAGAATATAAAATTAGCAAACCAACTATTGAAGATAAGAAGAAGTAAGAAGGAGGAGAGAGACAGGCAAATACAGTTAGAGAATATAGAGGCTCAAACAAAATCCAACACTCAAGCTGCTCAAGCAGCTGCTCAAGCTGAGATACAAAAAAACAAAGCCACGCTTGATAACGAGACTCAACTTGAGCAATTAAAAGCGCAAATAGCATCTCAAAAAATGCAACACGAGATGGAACTCAAAAAAGAGTTAATGGCTTTAGAGTTTCAATATAACATGCAACTTAAAGGTATTGAAGTTGATGGAGTGAAAGATAGAGAAAAACAAAAAGAAGATCGTAAAGACGAAAGAACAAAGATACAAGCTACTCAACAGAGTGAGCTTATCGATCAAAGAAACAACCAAAAACCACCTAAAAACTTTGAGTCCGCAGGTAATGATATACTAGGTGGGGGATTTGGTTTGGATTCGTTTGATCCTAGTTAGAATTTATTAATTATTATTATATTATATTATGGCAGAAAAAGAAGAACCTATCGTTGATAACGATACGGGTAAAATTAAAGTAAAGGCAAAAAAAGAAAAACAACTAGACGGTAACGAGACAAAAGATAACGTTACTAAGGTTAAAGCTAAAATGAAAAAACCAGTTGAGACTATTGAGCCAACGGTTACAAAAGTTGATCTAAGCAAACCTCCAGTTGAAGAGCCAGTAGAAGAGGTTAAACCTGAGGCTGAAATACAAGAGGTAGAAAAAGAAGAAATACCAACTTTAGAGGATGTTACCGATGAGGTTACAGAGCAACCAGAAGAAATAGTTGCTGAAGCTATAAATGAATCAATAGAAACAGGCGAGCCACTACCAGACAATATCGAAAAACTAATGGAGTTTATGCGAGATACTGGTGGAGACTTAAACGACTATGTTAAGCTTAATCAAGATTATAGCGACATGAGTAATCAAGATTTACTATATGAGTACTACAAGCAAACAAAACCTCACTTAAACAACGAAGAAATTAACTTCCTTATGGAAGACAACTTCTCATTCGACGAAGATGTAGACGACGACAGGGAAATACGTAGAAAGAAATTAGCGCTTAAAGAGCAAGTTGCCAGCGCTAAAAGCCACCTAGACGGGCAAAAGTCTAAATACTATGATGAGATCAAAGCTGGAAGCAAGCTTACGAGTGAGCAACAAAAAGCTATTGATTTCTTTAATAGATATAACGAAGAGTCAGAGGCAAATCAAAAAACAGTTAAAACGAATTCTGATATTTTTACACAGAAAACTGAACAAGTTTTCAATGACAAGTTCAAAGGTTTTGAATACAACGTCGGTGATAAAAAATACAGGTTTAATGTAAACAACGCTGAAGAGGTTAGAGAAGCTCAGAGCGACATAAGCAATTTCACTAAAAAGTTTTTAGACGAAAATTCTGCTTTAAAAGACGCTAACGGTTATCACAAATCTTTATACACAGCAATGAATGCGGATGCTGTTGCGAAACACTTTTACGAACAAGGAAAAGCAGATGCTATGAAAGATAGTATTGCTAAGGCCAAAAACGTTGATATGAGTCCAAGACAAAGTCATGGAAAGATTGAAGCGGGTGGTATGACGGTAAGAGTACTAGGTGATAGTTCTTCTGATTTTAAGTTTAAAATTAAAAACAAAAACAAATAATTAAAATTTAAAATTACAAAATTATGGCAATTACAAACGGAGCTTTGTTAAATAGTGTACCTGCACCCGTGCAACAAACACTAGTAACAAACTACTTAGATTTCAACCAAGATATGGGTTGGGCTCAACAATATTTACCAGACCTAATGGAAAAAGAAGCTGAAGTTTTCGGACCGAGAACTATTTCAGGTTTCTTATCACAAGTTGGGGCTGAGGAGGCGATGCAAGCTGATCAAGTTATTTGGTCTGAGCAAGGTCGTTTACATTTATCTTACAAGTGTGATATCGATGCTGATCACGTTATTACTATTCAATCTGATATTGATGGTAATGGTTACGCAGAAGCTGGTATGTTAACTCACGGTGTTAGATTAAACGATACAGTTATCGTAGCTGCACCTACTGGTGTTTATAAAGGTGTAGTAACAGTTATTGGAACTGGTGCAACTGGCGCTGATATTACTGTTAAAACTTACGATGGTACTACGATACCAACTTCAGGAAACACTGCTCAACAAGCAACTACTCTTTTAGTTTATGGTTCTGAGTATGCGAAGGGTGTTGGTTACAATCAAAAAGGTGGTACGCACTCTGATACTAGAGGCGCTAACGAGCCAGACTTTAAAACTTTTAGTAACAAACCAATTATAATGAAAGATTACTACGAAGTATCAGGTTCTGATACAGCTAGAATCGGTTGGGTTGAAACTGCTACAGAAGAAGGTGGAGCAGGTTACTTATGGTACTTAAAAGCTGAGGCTGACACAAGAGCTAGATTTACTGATTACTTAGAAATGGCAATGTTAGAAGGTGAAAAAGGTTTAGATGCAACAAGTGAAACTGCTGTTGATGACTTCCTTTATGGTGCTGATGGTGGTGAGAGAGTTGGTACTGAAGGTTTATTCGCTGCTATTACTTCTAGAGGTAACGTTACTTCTGGTATTACTGGTGTTAATGCTGCTACTGATTTAGCTGAATTTGACGCTATCTTAGCTGAATTTGACAAGCAAGGTGCTATTGAAGAAAACATGATGTTTGTAAACAGAGCTACTTCGTTAGCAATGGATGACATGTTAGCTTCAATGAATTCTTACGGAGCTGGTGGTACTTCTTACGGGGTATTTGATAACTCAGAAGACATGGCGTTAAACTTAGGATTCTCTGGTTTCAGAAGAGGTTCTTATGATTTCTACAAATCTGACTTCAGATACTTAAATGACTTAGCAACAAGAGGTGGTATTAATGCTGCTTATGCTGCTGGTGCAATTAGAGGGGTTATGATTCCTGCTGGAACTTCAACTGTTTACGACCAAATGTTAGGTAAAAACTTAAAGAGACCATTCTTACACGTTAGATATAGAGCTTCACAAACTGACGATAGAAGATTGAAAACTTGGGTTACTGGTTCTGTTGGAGCTGCTACATCTGCTTTAGATGCAATGCAAATCCACATGTTATCAGAAAGATGTTTGATCACACAAGGTGCTAACAATTTCATGTTAATGAAATAAGCACAATTTATATTAAAGAGACTGGGATTAATTTCCCAGTCCCTTTTATTTTATTAATTTATATTATATTATATTATGGCAAAGAAAACAAAGAAAGTTGAGGTGGAACCTCAAGTTGAAACAATAAAAGAAACAGTTACAGAATTTTTTGAAGAAACGTTTGAGGAAACTGTAGTTGAAGAACCAAAAGTAAGAGAAAGAAAAAAACCGACTGATGAGTGGGAAATAAAAGATAGAGTTTATTATTTAAAAGGTAATAAAAAACCTTTATCTAGATCAATTAAAGCTGCAAATGTTTATTATTTTGATGAAGAAAAAGGCTATGAAAGAGAGCTTAAGTACTGTCAAAATCAAAAAACTCCATTTGTAGATGAAATGAAAGGCGATCAAAGATTAGAGCATATAGTTTTTAGATCTGGTAGTTTATTCGTACCAAGAAATCAACAAACTTTACAAAAGTTATTAAGCTTATATCACCCACATAGAGATCAACTTTACTACGAGTATAAACCGGCTAAATTAGCTGAAGAAGAAATAGATATTTTAGAGATGCAAGTTGATGCGTTAACAGCAGCGAGGAGTATTGATATAGACATGGCGGAGGCTATCATGCGTGTAGAAAAAGGATCTGAGGTATCTAACTTGAGTTCTAAGGAACTTAGAAGAGATTTGCTGTTGTTTGCTCGAAACAATCCTAAGCTCTTCTTAGAGTTAGCGGATGATGAAAATGTAATGTTGAGAAACTTTGGTATTAGAGCTGTTGAAGCTGGTATACTAAGATTATCTTCTGATCAAAGAAACTTCTTATGGGGTTCTAACGGAAGAAAACTAATGGTTATACCATTTGACGAGCATCCATACACTGCTTTGGCACATTGGTTTAAAACCGATGAGGGTATGGAGATATTCTCTAACATAGAAAAAAGATTAAACGATTAATCAAACTGTAGAGCGGTCGCCTTACGGGGCGATCGTAAACTACAAAATTAAATTATATGGAAAAGAAATCAAAAGGATTAGGCGACTCAATAGAAAAAATTACAAAAGCAACGGGAATAAAAAAGGTTGTAGATACAGTTAGTAAGGTTGTTAAAAAAGATTGTGGCTGTTCAAAAAGAAAAGACACTTTAAATAGATTATTCCCTTATAATAAATAAAAGAAATTATGGTTAGTATAGATACAGTATATCAAAAGGTTTTAGTGTTAGCCAACAAGGAGCAAAGAGGCTATATAACTCCTCAAGAATTTAATTTACTTGCTGACCAAGCTCAAAAAGATATTTTTGAACAATACTTCTACGACTTAAATCAATTTTTACGTAGACCAAGTAACTCAGATGAGTATTCTGACATAATAGATAACTTAAGAGAAAAAATAGCTATATTTGAAAGCACAGGCACTATAACCAACGGAATTATATCAGCACCAAACGGTTTGTATAGGTTGGGTACAGTTATAGCTAGTGATTATGATTGCGAAATAGAAGAAGTACAACAGAATGAAATACTTTATATAAATAAAGGGCCCTTAACTAAGCCAACTGTTAATCGACCTGTATACGTTAGAACCGGGGAGTTAACGATAGACGTATATCCTTCAAGTCTTTTAAACAACGCTTGTACTTATATATCTAAACCTTTAACGCCAAATTGGGGTTATGTTGTAGTGCAAGGTAAAGCTATGTACGATGCTACTAACGCAACTGACTTTCAATTACACTCCTCAGAAGAGGGTGAGCTAGTTAATAGAATCTTGATGTACGCTGGAGTAGCTATAAAAGCTCAAGATATATCTCAAGCTGCTGGTGGATTAGAAATGGCTAAACAACAACAAGAAAAACAATAAATAAATGGGATTACTAGACAATCAAACAGGACAAGCGTATTATAACGGTAGTGATCACGGTAGTTACCAGTTCGTGTCATTAGAAGATATTATAAGTCAATTTATTGTGGCTTATGTCGGGGATGACAAACTCTTATCAAAAGTAAAAAGAACAGATGTCGCTTTTCATGCTCAAAGAGCTTTGCAAGAGTTGTCTTTTGATACATTTAAATCTTTCAAAGCGCAAGAAATTACAGTACCTGCTTCACTTCAAATGATACTTCCACAAGATTACGTAAACTATACTAAGATTAGTTGGGTTGATTCTGCTGGTATAAAACACCTAGCATATCCAATGAGTAAGACGTCAAACCCCACAAAGCCAACGCAAGACACTGATGGTTCTTACACTTTTAACGCGGCAGGTGTTTTACTCACAGATACTGAATCAACAACGTGGGCAAGTTATAAGTCTGGAACACCACCTGAAAATCAAGACGATTACCAAGATGATACTTATTGGCCTATGGATGGGTCGAGATATGGATTAGATCCACAGCATGCTCAAGCTAATGGTTCTTTTTATATAGACGAAAATGCAGGTAAAATTCATTTTAGCTCTAATATTAGTGGAAAAACTGTGATCTTAGATTATATAAGCGATAGTCTTGGTACGGATGGGGAAATGCAAGTTCACAAACTTGCTGAAGAAGCTATGTATAAACACATAATGTATGCTATCATATCCACATCATCAAACCCACTCCACCAACAGTTAACACCTAGGTTTAAAAAAGAAAGGTTTGCTGAAACTAGAAAAGCGAAATTAAGACTATCAAACATTAAATTAGAAGAATTAACTCAAACTTTAAGAGGTAAGTCGAAACAAATAAAACACTAGTATATGCCAGAAATTAAGCATACTTTTACCGGTGGTAAAATGAATAAGGATCTTGACGAGAGACTTATTAAAAACGGGGAGTATAGAGACGCAATGAACATACAGGTGACAACTTCAGAAGGATCTGACGTTGGTACTATGCAAAACGTATTGGGTAACACTAAGCTTTGTTTAAATCTTGATTGTATTCCTAACGACTCGTATACGGTTGGTTCTATTTCCGACGAAAAAAACGACGCCTTATACTGGTTTGTGGCTGGTGGCGCTTTCTCTACTTTTCAACAGCACTTGTATGATGCTCACTCAAATACATATAGCGCATCAACATCCGTTGATGATGTTCTCTACTCCAAAGATCTTATAATGCGTAAAACTGCAAACGGATGCGAACCGGTGTTCGTTGATATTTACGGTTTAGCTATGGCTAACACTAGCAGCGTTTTAGGAGATGGAAACGTAACTCAAGGACTTCAAAATACAGTGGTACTAGAGAACGAAACACTACTAAGTCAAATAGAAGTTGGGATGACGATCCACGGTTTAGATGATACGTTAACTCCAAACACTGATACTGCAAACGTTATAGGTGTTGGTGCTATCAATCAAATCGATACAGTGTATACTCCAAATACTTATAGCTGCCAAGGTAACGTGCTTGCTATGAATCTAGATGTTAATCTTACTTTTGGAATTGCGTTTGACTCCTCCTTAAACAGTTGGAGTCCAGGTGATCCAATTGTACCGAGTGGTGATTTATATTTATCTGGAGATTCTTACTCTGATCTTATACAAGAAACCATTAATAACTTAGGACCTAATTTAGGAGGTGGGGCTTTGGAGATTGGTGATCAGATTACTGTTTCTAACCCATCTTTAGGTGGTACTATTATTAATAATGCAGTAATCACTGGTGTGACTGTGCTAAATACGCGAGATGGTATATGGGTTAAAATATCACATGATAAGCCTTTTTATGGGTCTTCAACACCCGATTATAGCGGTGGAATTGCAAACGCTATAAACACTTACGGACAATGGGGTGGTGATTGGGATGTTCCTTGTAGCGGTATGGCTAATGGAAACAACTGTAATTTCAACCCAACCACCGCTACCTCTACTAACGACCCTGATTACGATATAACGCCTTATGGAATAGACGGAGACAACCTTGTTTATTCTAGTGGAAATAAAATAAATGTTTTAAGAACAGGAACATGCTTTCGTTCTTATATAGATTTACCTTCAAACTCTCAGTGGTTGGATGAAATTTACAGTGCTTTTTTTAATGATGACAGTAGTTATATACAAGGTTCTGAGGTTAGATTAAAAACAAACCCTGCTTGGGTTGAAGATGTTGAAACTCCTGGTTATGCGGGTTGTATTGATTGGTCAACTACTTACAACGCTAGTAGTGGATTTTCTTTAAACGGACCAAGTACAACTAGACTTTATATTGCTAAATGTAGTGACTTTAACGTACCTGTAGAGCCAGTTTCTACTTACAACTATTTAAACTTAGTTGCTTCAAGCGATGGTTTTATTGAAAACGTTGTTTACTTAGATAAGGAAATAAATTTTGGAACAGATACGTCATATTTTAATTTTCAAAGAGATAGAGTTTTAAACTTTAGAGCTGATAGACTTGTAACGGGTATAAATATTATAGATGACATGCTGTTTTGGACAGACGGATATACTGAACCAAAAAAAATAAACATATCACGTAGTCTATTAGGTACAGGTGATAACGGAGGGACTCATACTCGTATAGTAACAGATAACATTATAAGTAATCTACCAGTAAGAGAAGAGCATATAACTGTAATTAAACAATCACCAACATACCCATTGAGCATGGAATTGAGTACCGGTAGAAACGTAGAGCACACGCACACTGGTGTTATGACGATTTCAACGGAAAATGTACCAGCGGCTTCTTCCTTTGTTGGTGGAGATGGTGCCTCAGAAACAACGGATCATTATGATTTTTCTAACCTGAACGTTGGAGACTTCTTTAATATTGAGATAGCTTCAAATATCAATGGTGATGATACATTTACTTTAAGAAACATAGATGGAGAACCATGGGCGCCCAATACTAAAGTGGTATTTAAAGAGTTTGACAACGAAGATGTTCCAGATATCCCTGTTTTACAATACGCTATAAAAGCGACTGTTGGAAATTGGAGTGGAAATAAAATGGAGTGCGCACCCGGTGACCCTGCAAAGGTTCAGTTTAGAATTGATTTTATAGAAGGGAACGTCCCGTCTACAAATGGTATTTTAAAATTCGCTGTTGATACTTTTGATGAGTCAGAAAAATTATTTGAATTTAAGTTTCCTAGATTTTCTTATAGATATAAATACGCTGATGGAGAGTACTCTACGTTCGCGCCATTCACCGAGGTAGCTTTTGTACCTGGGGGTTTTAGCTATCATCCTAGAAAGGGTTATAATCTAGGTATGACTAATAGGGTAAAAGCGATAAAAGTAAAAGACTTTATAACACCGCTAACACCTACTGATGTTATTGCCATCGACATACTTTATAAAGACGATCAGTCACCAAACATATATGTGGTAGACACTGTAGCGGCTAATGACGAAACTGTAGGTGGTTATAATGAATGGCAGGCTAATGAATATATAATAAATAGTGATATTATCCACTCCGTACTCCCTGCCAATCAACTGTTAAGACCGTGGGATAACGTGCCTAAAAAAGCGGTTGCTCAAGAGATAACAAAAAATAGATTAGTATACGCTAACTACACACAGGGTTATGATTTAACTGTAGGTGGTAAAAATATTAAACCGCAATTTAGACACTCGTTAATAAACAACAAAAACAGTATAAAGTCAATAAAATCTTTAAGAGAGTATCAATTAGGGGTTGTTTTTATAGATAAATACGGTAGGGAAACACCTGTGATAACCAATAGATCAGGTGGTTTTAAGGTGAGTAAAAATGAGTCTGCTAATAAAAATCAGCTAAAAGTTGGTTTAAACGATATGACAACACCAAGCGGTATAGAATATTTTAAGTTCTTTGTAAAAGAAACCTCCGGCGAATACTATAACATGGCTATGGATCGCTGGTATGATGCGGGTGACGGATCTGTTTGGTTGGCATTTCCATCTTCAGATAGAAATAAAATTGATGAAGAAACGTTTTTAGTGTTAAAAAAAGGCGTTGAATCTAGCAGTTTAGTTAAAGAACCAGCTAGATACAAAGTTGTATCTATCGAGAACCAAGCCCCAGATTTTATAAAAACAATAAAGTATAACATTGGAGACGTGCAGCAGGATGCTGAAGATGGATCCGCAGATAATTATTTGTATGGGTCAAGTATGGACAGCGCACCAAAAAGAGGTAGGAATAATTTCAGTTGTTTAGCGAGTAGGTTTAACGGGACTAGTTTAAGCAAGGTGGATGAGATTAAAGAGGATCTTTATGTTGAGTTCTATATAACGGGCAAGGGAAATGTTTCTCATAAATATAAAATTAATTCTGTATCTAGAGACGTTACGGATGACGAAGATGTTGATGGCGAGAATTTTAACTTTACAATTGACGGTTTTTTTGATGAAGATGTTAATTTTATATTTGAAGGACCAACTAATTCACCATCTAAGGTTAAGGAAACCGCTAGAACTCGCTTCTACAAAGGTGTTTTAGAAAACGGAGCTAAGTTTGACGGTAAGTTTTTTGTAAAAATATATGCCGATGAGCATTTTAACAAATATATAGCGAACGCCCCAATAACAGATGATGATAGAGTTGAGTTCAATAGTGTTGATGGTAGGAAAATATACTACTGCTCGCCAGATCACCACTCTATTCACGATGGTGATTATGGTGTTGATGCTGTGGCTTTTGGTAATAACAACTTTATTCAAGATGCTTTTAACTCTGTTTATTTAAACATGCCTAGTGGACCTGGAGGTGGTAATTCTAGTATTACTCCCGGAAATAGAGAAAATGATCAATATTTTAGAGCTCTAATACAACACCTTACACTTGCAGGCACGATGCCGTGGTGGAGAGGTAGTCAACATGTTGCGTACCTTGGTTTCAATGATTACCCAATTGGTTCGGTTACTGCTAATAGAGCTTTTTTCAAAAACGATTTAGTTTCCATGTGGGACTATAAAGGTCATGAGGTTAGCCCAGAAAGTAGTTGGAATAGCTACAGTATCGGTCAATCTGATGCATACGGGTTAAAACTTTTATGGGGACTACAAAATGACCTCGAAGCTCGCGGAAATAGTGATAGCCCTCATGGTTACGAGGATGTTTTCTTTATTGACGGTGGTCCTAGAGCTGGTACCAATAGCAGTATGGATAATCCTATGAGACATAATAGTTACGGAGGAGAGGATTTTAATCATGGCGACCCAGCAACAGGTTTTGGTATAAAAAATTATTCAACGCAAGGCCAAATGGATATAAATTTTGGTCCTATAATGCCAGAGGAAAGTTACCCAGCACATAACAATGGTTCTTGGTCGTGGGAGAGCGTATGGGGTGGTGATAAAAAGAATTTTTTAAACTGGCATCATGCAGATGATACGATATTTGATTTGAATAGAGATGGTTCTAGATACGAGAAAGCTGGAAAATATCTTCATAGATTTTCTTCTGGAAAAAAATTCCGTTGGGTAGAAGATCCTACTAAAACTATATACACGTTAACAACAGGCACTAAAAGAAGTAATAGAAATAGAATTGTTGGAGAAGGTGATATCAATAGTTTTTCCAACACAGCCCCAACTTTTTTGAAAGAAAATGGGGAATTTTTAGGTTCTAGGTTATCAGATAGAAATCTTATTGCTAGAATCGCTCACCCTCATTTTTACACTGGAGAGAACTTTAGCAAAAGTAATATCGCTACATTTAGCCCGCGTATGGAGTGGGAGCCAACAAATAGTGATGGTGGTGGTGTTGGAACTATTAGCGGTGGTAGACATATACAATATCACGCGAATCCCGCACAAACACTTACCGTAACGCCAAGTGAAACTATAAAATCTATAGCAGGTAGTTGGACTAATAATTCCTTTGAAGTGTCAAAACAACATATTGATCAAGCTTGGGATAGTGCTAATGGAACTACACTTGATACTAGTGGGAATGATATATCAGGTGAGTTTACTAGTGTTGTAGAGGGTATGGTATTAACTAGTATTGGCGCTCCTGTGGCAAGCATTACTACTAGTAGTAGCTTTATAAGCACTCCTCTTTTAATAGATTCTATTGTGCAAAGTGGTGATAATTATATAATAAATATAGTTGGTTACAAAAATGTAAGATCTACTAGTAGCAACGCGGTTGGTTTAAGTAGTTTAAACAGCACGAACAGTGGTGTGTTTGATTTAACTTTTAAACAACCAGCAATGAACGGTCTAAGCGTTAATTCTGTTAAAAATCTTAATAGGGAAAGTTTCAGTACCGATGACAATTGGATTGGTATTGGCGCTGTAGGTTATACTTTAGAGTTTTTAGAACCAGTAGAACGTGAAACACTGTTACCTAAAAAACCAGCGGTTTGGGAGACAGAACCAAAAGAATCTACTGATTTAGATATATACTATGAAATAAGTGGAAAAAACCCAGTACACTTAAACAAAAACACTATTAAAATAGCTGCACCTATAGGGTCTACGATTTCTGTTAACAATCAAACTGTCTCACTTACTAATGCCCCTACAGTTATTGGTTATACTAGTATTCCTAATCAAACACTTGTTCTTGACAAGCCCGTGTGTATTGGTGGAGGTGTATTTGGAGTATTTGCGCTTAGTGGATGTCCAGATGGTACAATTCCTATTGACATTGAAGAGGACACTATCACTATAACTAGACCTGACGGCTCTGAGATAACAGCAGATGTTGAGGATTTTGTTGAGGTAGTTGGCACCCCAGGTTTAGCGAACAAGATCGTGTTAAGTAAAAATATATCTAATAGTTCTTATACTTTAAATTGGCATAATTGCTATTCTTTTGGAAATGGCGTTGAATCTAATAGAATTAGAGACTCGTTTAACTTACCTTACATAACTAGTGGTGTCAAAGCCTCAACAGTATTAGAAGCGGAGTACAAACAGGAACATAGAAAATATGGTTTAATATACTCTGGTATATACAACTCTACATCTGGTGTTAATAATTTAAACCAATTTATACAGGCTGAAAAAATAACAAAAGATGTAAACCCAATATATGGTAGCATACAGAAACTACACACAAGAGATAGCAACTTAATAGCATTGTGCGAAGATAAAATATTAAAAATACTAGCTCACAAAGACGCGCTGTTTAACGCTGACGGTAATCCTCAGTTAATAGCAACAGATAAGGTTCTTGGACAAACAACACCTTTTGTTGGTGAGTACGGTATATCTAAAAATCCAGAATCATTCTCGTCAGAATCCTATAGAGCTTACTTTACAGATAAGGTTAGAGGAGCTGTGATAAGATTATCAAAAGATGGTTTAACAGCTATATCTGATGCTGGAATGAAAGATTGGTTTAGAGATAATTTAAAATTATCTAACAAATTAGTTGGTAGTTATGATGACTACAAAGGCGAGTATAATATCACTTTAACTCAAACAGCTGATCCAGATAACGCTAAGTCAATAACATATAGGGAAGACGTAAGGGGTTGGGTTAGTTTTAAATCTTTTGTTCCGGAAAACGGCTTAAGCTGTGCTAACCAATACTACACGTTTAAAGATGGTAGTTTGTACCAACATCACGTTGAAAAAGATATATATAACAACTTAGTTGATAGAAATACTTTTTATAATGTACATACTCCATCAAGTTTTAACGTTATATTTAACGATCAACCTGGTATTATTAAGTCGTTTAAAACGCTTAATTATGAAGGTAGTCAATCTAAAGTAGATGAGAACTTACAAGATGGACAATACTATAATTTACAAGATAAAGAAGGTTGGTATGTTTCAAATATAGAAACTGACTTAGAAAAAGGTAGTTTAAATGAATTTATAAGAAAAGAAGGTAAGTGGTTTAACTATATAAAGGGAAAAGAAGGAGTCGTAACAGATAACGGTGTTGTTGTTGGTGGCTTTGACAATAGTGATACTTCTTTCCAAGGAATAGGTAGAATAGATGGGAATCCAGTTGCGAGTATGGCAGGCGGATGTACAGATCCTACCGCGTTTAATTATAATCCAGTAGCTGTTGTAGACGCTGGCAACTGTATACCTACGGTTGAAGGTTGTATGGATACCTTGGCATCTAATCCAACTGAGGGAGCTAATGTAGATGATGGTTCTTGTTTATACCCAGGGTGTACAGATCCTAATGCATTTAATTATGATTCTAACGCTAGTCAAAACGACGGATCTTGTATTGATATAATCAACGGCTGTACTGACGCTACGATGTTTAATTATAATTCAAATGCTAATACTGATGACGGTAGTTGTGTTGCTTTTGTTTATGGATGTATTGATCCAACTGCTAATAATTATAACAGTGAAGCTAATACAGATGATGGTAACTGTATGTATCCTGTTTACGGTTGTACAGACGTAAATGCTTGTAATCACGACTTGCTTGCTAACACTAACGATAACTCATGTAGCTATTGTGGTGATAGCACTGCGGATAATTATGATGGCGCGACTGATGTTGATTGCACTGACGATTGTGTATATTGCATGTTTAACGACGCCTCGCTCACAAACCTAACTGATGTATCAAGCGTGACAGATACAACTATGCAGGTGAATTGGAATACAGCAAGTGGAGCTATTATTAACTACTTTGAAGTGAGATACAGTATATCGGGAGTTAACAATTGGACTGTTATAAGCAATATTCCTAATGTAAACGCAGGTACTTCTCCACAAAATACTTACTTAATACAAAACCTACAACAAGAAACAGATTACGATATTCAAGTAAGATCTGTTTGTAGTAGTACAGCTTCTGATTGGAGTTCTGTTATTAATGTTTTAACAGAAACAACATTGGTTTACGGGTGTACTAACCCTACAGCATGTAATTATGATCCTAACGCTAACGCAACGCTGAGTGGTAGCTGTGAATACACTACGTGTGCTGGTTGTATGGATTCTACAGCAATTAATTATGACTCATCCGCTACTTTAGATGATGGTTCATGCGTAGCGGCGATAAACGGTTGTACGGACGTTAATGCGTTTAATTATGATCCTAACGCCAACGTTGATAACGGATCGTGTGAAGAAGTTGTAAGTGGATGTACAGATGATTCTTCATGTAACTACAATAGTAGTGCTAACACGGATGATGGTTCTTGTGTAGGTGCTTGTAATAGTTATATTGACTTTGTTAACATTTCAGGTAATTTTGTTAATGATAACACGCTTGGGGTTTACAACTCAAAAGTAACTGTTGGTTGGGACACTCTTACTACGCCCGACGCTTCTACTGGCCACAGGATAAGATATAGAAAAAGTAGTACTTCTAGTTGGACTGTAAGAGGACCTTTTAGCGCTGGACCTGGTTCTGATGATATAAGTGATGTTTTTGAAGAGAATCAAGATTATAGCTTTCAAGTAAAAGCGTTATGTCAAGGTACTGGTTGCCCTCAGGTTTGGTCAAACACGACAGTTATTAATATCGGTGCTTTTTATGGTTGTACTGATTCTAACGCAAGTAATTACGTCGATGGTGCAACTACAGATGATAACTCTTGCTTGTATGTTACTGAGGGCTGTATGTACGAACTCGCAGATAATTACGATCCTAATGCCACTACAAATAACTTAAGTTTATGTACGTTCACCACGATAGCAGGTCCTGGATGTACGGATAGCACGCAGTTTAACTATGACCCTAACGCTACTTCTGATGATGGATCTTGTGAGCCATTTTCTTATGGATGTACAAATTCTACTGCTACTAACTACAATGCTACTGTGAATACTGATGATGGTTCTTGTATTTGGTTAGGTTGTACTGATGCAACTGCTAGCAATTATGATCCTACAGCAACTATAGATAATGGTACGTGTGTATATTAATAAATAATAACTATGCAAATATTAACATTAAATATCAACGGTAGTATAAACGCTAGTCTTCAAGTTGGAGACATAGCGTACTATTCTTCAACTGGTACAGTTGCTGGTAGTGGTTTTTCAACTGTTAACACTGGAGATATATTATTAATTGGAGAAGTAACAGAGATAGATAATGCTTTATCGCAAATAAAAGTATTACACAACAACTGCGACGTTTGCCCAGCACCTCCCACTGCTAATGACTATATTATGTTTGCTAAAAACAAGGTGGTTAACTCGTCTAGTTTAGCTGGTTATTATGCTGACGTAAAGTTTGAAAATTATTCAAGAGATAAAATTGAGATGTTTTCAGTTGGCTCAGAGATATCGGAAAGTAGTAAATAAATAGATAATTATGATAGAGAAAGTTATACAAATTTTTGATTTAGACTTGTCAGATATAAATGCCTCTGGTGAGGTTCGACCGTTTACTGTAAAAGGATCTAATAATAGTGAATTTAGGTTAGAAATTAAAAACGAAGATAATTACTATTATAACTTTACTACAAACTCTTTTCAAGTTGCCCAAAGCAGTCTTGAAGAAAAGGCAGTTGGTGGTAGTTACAATGGTAGAATAAAATTCCCAACAGTAACGGATGACGATCAATATGACATATTTTTATACGCTATGCCCGGAACAAAGCATGCACCGTATAATGAAGTTAGATTTGGCGATGGTAGTATAGATATAAATAGTTCAACAGGCTCCAGTTCTTTAATACTGCAAAAGGTTTTATACCAATACACCGATGTAACATTGACAATATCAAATTATTCTCCAAACGGAACTATTGAGCTTGGAAGTTTATCTACAAAGCAAATCGATTTGTCAAGAGGGAAAAGCTTAAGTAAAACTCCATTTGAAATATCCTGCTCTGTAACCACAGCTGCAAAGTCATATAGAATTATAAAACAACCAGTGCCTAACGACGTTTTAGCTTTTATAGAGCCAGTTATTGGAGATGCGCCAGTTGATTTGCCGGGAGAAAACATATACCCAACTGTTAGTAACACGGATACTGTGGATGGTACTAGTTTTGCTGCTGGTACCTCAACTAAAATTGTCATGGACACAAATGTTGCTGATAAAATGGTTGTAGGAGATAAGATAACTATAGCAACAACCGCTTTAACAGATACGGTAGATGGCGCTGTTTCTAGTGGTGTAAAAGTTGTTATGGATAACAATGTTGCTACAAAAATGGCTGTTGGAGATAGAATTACAGCTGCTTTATCCGGCGTTCCACATGCTCTTTTAAACGAAACCCATCCCACAATAGTAACAGTTGCCGCTTTAAATCCAGATGGCGATAATGTTAAAGAGTTTTCAATGTCACAAGCTGTGACTTTAAGTGATGGTGAAACACTAACCTTTACCCCAAAATGTAATAGAGAATTGTTTACTGTCGCTGCTTTAAATCCAGATGAAGACAATGCTAAAGAATTTTCTTATGTAGATAAAGATGGTGGTACAAGCTCTAGATTTGGTGTTCTTGATGGTGCTACATTAAGTTTTAGCAATCAAAAGAATTATAGTTGGCCTATAACTAAAGCTAACCTAATTAAAGAAGGTATGATAATCGTGCCTGCTACTAACGTTACAGCTGGTACCGCGGTTGGCGTGTATGAAGACAAAGTAACAATATTCGAGGACACTAAAGATGAAAGGGTAATTATAAAAAACACAAGACCAGCTATAAGCACTGTTGGTAAAAAACCAACAATAGCAAAAGGCTTGATAACAGCTCAAGATGGTGATATTGTTTTTAACAAGCAGCAGGTTTTAGCTTTAGCTGGAGACACTTTAAAAATTGGTGGTTATGGTGAAAGTCAAATATATAACTTATATGGATATAAAGTAAAGTTTAGCGACTTAAAAATAAGTTTAGCAGAAATATCAACAACTACAACCAGTTCCGTGAGCAATAGTACTAGTGTTCCTATTACATCTAGGAACGGNATAATAGACACCGTTAGTACTGTTAGNGGTATTGGTATAAACCCAGCTGTAGCGGACCCAACTGTCGCTAGTGGTGCTGGCGCTGTTAGTGGTGCTGGTACTATAGTTCTTAGTGCTGCGCAAACTTTAGAGGATGGTATAACGTTGACATTCAAAGGTGCTGGACAAACTGCTACTATAAGCGGTAATATAGAGATTTTAGAAGCAGGTACAGCTAGTCAAAACTTAAGGTTTGATGTGGAAAAACTACTCTCTATAACGTAATAGTAAAAAAACAAGCAAAACTGTGACTATATTAGGTATAAATTAAATTAAATTATGTCTAAAAATGAATTACAAAAACTATGGAGTTTAGACGTAGACTTACCGTACAGAGAGAAGGTAGAGAGGTTACAAGGTATGTTTACTGGAGCTCTTGATGGTGATGTTGATATAAATAATAACGGTAACAACGTCGTGTATCCTGAGTCAACGAAATATAATCATTATTTTTCTGATGGACTATATGTAAGAGAAATGTTTTGTAAAAAAGATTATTTGTGTTTTACGGTTATACACAACACTGCTAATCCACTTTTTTTAATGAGTGGTAAAGTAGCTTTCTCATCAGAAGATGGAGTTGAAGAGTTAACAGCACCTACTTTTATACTAACAAAACCTGGTACAAAAAGAGTTTGTTATTGGTTGGAAGATAGTGTTATAGTAACAGTGCACCCAAACCCAGATGGGTTAACGGACCTAAAAGAAATAGAGAAGAAAATGTTTGCTTGTAACTGGGATCAATATAATGATGATTTAAAACAAGATGTATGGCAAATGTTTGAACACAAAGAGTATCAAAAAAAAATAACGCATAAAAATAAATAATATGAGTGGAGTAATCGTTGGAGCTGTTGTTGTTGCTGGAGCTGGACTTATACAGCAAAGTATGGCTAGTGATACGCAGGAGAAAGCACAAGAAGCAGCGCAGAAAAATATAGATCAACAAAATAAAATTGCTGCAGAAAATCTTAGGTTTCAAAGGGAGGAAGCGGCAAAACTTGAAAAACAAAAAGATGTGTATAGAAATTTTGAATTCACAAACCCTTACGAGAACATGGAGAATGTTTATGAAGATGCTACTATAGACACTAGGCAAGCGGATTTTCAAAAACAATCATTCCAACAAAGTCAAGCTAACATCATGAGTACAATGCGAGATTCCGCTGGTGGATCTGGTATAGCGTCTCTAGCGCAAGCTATGGCTAATCAAGGTCAGTTAGCATCCCAACAACAAGCCGCATCAATAGGACAGCAGGAGCGAGCTAACCAGCAGAAAGCTTTAGCTGAAACATCTAGAATGGATATGTTGTACAGATCGGGTGAAGCTGGAATTGAAGAAAAAGAAATGAACAGACAATCAACGTTACTTGGCATGCAGATGGGTCAGTTAACCGGTGCAAACGCAGCGGTGCAACAATCCCAACAAAACCAAATGGCGTCAAACGCAGCGGTAGCAAACCTACACGGTCAGCAAGCAGCATCTCAAATGCAAGCAGCTGGTCAAATGTATAGTACAGCGGGTACTCTCGCTAGTCAAGGATTACAATAAAAATTAAACAAATATAAATATGGGAGCAGAGTCACTTTTAATAAACGCAGCATATAAATTAGGCGCATCCAGAGTTCCTGGTGATACCGCTGATATATTTAACAAGCAGTTTGAGGGGCTTGTAGAAGCAAACCGTGCTCAAGCAGGCGCGGGTGTACAAGCATTGAAAGCTGGTGTTGTGGGTGCTAGTTTAGTTGGAAATAAAATTGCTACAATAGCAGGTGCTGATGCTGATGCTGCGAGAGTGAGGCATGCTAATCTTGCTGCAGGTATGTACGCACAGGAAACAGCGGCTACAGGGGAAACAGCTGCTGAAAAAAGAGCGGCGGATCTTCAAGCTAAAAAAGATTATGTAAATTTTAAAAGGAAAAGTAAAAAAGCAGCTGAATCCGATAANCACAAGGTTTATGACCCTGACTCACCAACAGGTACTGGTGACTGGAAAACAGTAGACCAGGTTGAAATGGA